ACTTATGTGAAACAAGTGTAATCATTGATGATTTTGGTCCTAATGGTATTGATATAAACCATTTGCTTAGGTGGTTTGATCGATATAAATGTCTTGTTGAGAATAAGGGTGGAATGGTTGCGTTGTATGCGACAACATTCATTGTAACTAGTAATTTTCACCCGCGTGAAATATTTAAATGGGGGGATGATTTAAACCCTCAATTACCTGCTTTAGAACGCAGAATTGTATTAAAAGAAATGAAATAAATGTTCTCCGTGATCTTTCTTTCATATATTATGATTTTCTAAAATTAGAGGAGCCGAAGGCGACGACTGAGCCGCTTCCGGCGGAGACGGCAGGCGATTAAGAGCGGAGCTCGTATAATGTACCAGAGGCTGCGCGACCGAAGGTCGCATACTCATCCCCATTCATAACTCTATAAATACCCGCGCTTACCCGTGAGGGTGAGTAAGATTATGGCTCGTTATTTGCAAAAGCGAAAGCGTTCAAGCTATGGAGGAAAGAAGCGAAATTTCAAGCGAAGAAGAACTAACAGATCTAGAGGTTCTAGAGTCTCTTCTACAACTAGCAAGGCTGGCAAATTCGCAACGATTGGAGCGTTTAAATCGCGGAAACTGTCAAGGCGGAAGTATAATCATGCCTTGTGGAATTCTACTATGTTTATGCCTCACTATCGTTCAATTGCTTCTGGTGTTAGTGTGATTAACACGAATGCATCAGCTGGACTATGTACGTGTAGTTTGGTTGGTGGGTTGTCTGTTGGTAGTCAACCATTTTATCTATTAGCTGGAGGTGCACAGGCTCTTGATACTGGTGTTGCCGTCCCAACCTTTAATGGTGATATTACTATACGGGGCGGCACGATGGGAATTCAATTAGCTAATGACGTTGCTGATGCCACGTCTCAGAATATTACTGTTTTCCTTGTTCGTACTGGTAAAGAATACGATGTTGCTGGTTTTCCTACCAATGTTAATATTGGATGGGATCCTACTATTGTTCCTGATTTTAGTACCAATGTTGGTAAAATTATTATGCGAAAGGAAGTTATTCTTGAAAATGTATCTTCCGCGATGGTTTCATATCGTATACCTATTCAGAAGATTGATCGTGTTGCATATTTGGCTAATAAAAATATGTATGTTTGGATAATCATAGCGAATAGTCCAAGCGGGACTGCTGCTACGTTTACTGTTGTTAATTACTTTAATTTATCATTTGTTGGTGATGCTGTCACTTAGCGTATTGCGTCAGTGCATGCGTATGTAACGTGTGGCAGAGCGTTGGGGTCTAGTATTACCCCCAACGCCCTACCCTACCCCCTACCATCTATAAAGAGAGGAACTCCCTCATTGTTTGTCATGTCTAAAAATTCTCGTTCTCTCCACTACTGCTTTACACTAAATAATTATGTCGAAGAGGAAGATATCCCAAGGCTCTCCGTCTTCTTTGAAGAAGAAGCGAAGTATTGGATCATCGGCCGAGAAATCGGCGATGGAGGAACTCCTCATCTCCAAGGGTACGCCTCATTTCGAAAACGTCTTAGTTTCTCTTATGTTCGGGATAAGCTCGGCACAAGGTGTCATATCGAAGGCTCAAGAGGTACTGCTCGACAAAATCGAGAGTATTGTTCAAAAGGTGGAAACTTTATCGAAGGAGGTTGCATCAATGAAGGTGCTGCTGCCCCAGGTAAGTCAAGAGACGAACTTGCCCGACAATTCATGGTTGCCGTCGGACGAGGAAATTCAGGCGTGGCTGAATTCGCCGATTCCTTCCCCGGAACGTTCATCTTTAGTGGATCTAACATGCTCAGAAACACCTTATCTCTCAAACCACCCGTCGATAGACCTGACATCTCAGTTCAATGGATTTATGGTCCGCCAGGAGTTGGGAAATCCAGATTGGCCCACGAAAGTCTTCCCGAAGCTTATGTGAAAGAACCACGTACTAAGTGGTGGAATGGTTACTTATGTGAAACAAGTGTAATCATTGATGATTTTGGTCCTAATGGTATTGATATAAACCATTTGCTTAGGTGGTTTGATCGATATAAATGTCTTGTTGAGAATAAGGGTGGAATGGTTGC